GACGCTCTTCCGATCTACCGCCTGCTGAACCGCCCGATCGAGAGGCGGTGGCGGTGATGCGTAAATTTTCGCCCGAGGAGCTGGGCGAGATTTGGACGCTCTACCGTAACGCGGCCAGCCCGAAAAAGCAGATCGGCATTCTGGCCGACCTGTACGCCTGCCCCAGGCAGGATATCGAGCGAGCGCTCGGTCTGCCGGTGACGCCGAAGCGTGTGCAGAAACCTCGGCCGAAGCCCCGCCTACGCTGGACGCCGGAGATGGAGGCAAGACTGGTCGCGCTGTATGCCGAAACGCATGAGACGGCGGCGATCGCAGGACAAATGGGGCTGCCGCCCAAGAATGTCAAGTGCAAGATTGAGAAGCTGAAGGTGCGCGGGGTGATCCCGCGCATGCCGGAGGCTTTATCAGCCTGCGCGAAGGGCGGTGGCAGTGCATGAATTTTATCTTGCATACCGAGTTGTGCCGCTGGCTGAAGGAGCAGAAGATCGGCGGAGACCGGGAAGCTATATTCCTGTACAAGCTCTGGGAGTGGTGCGAGAAGAACGAGGCCAACGACAAGAATTTCCACGATGGGCGGTACTGGTCGTACAACAGCCTGCGGGGCTTTACGCGCATTTTCCCGTGGTCGAAACGGGAGATCGAAACCACGGTCAACAAGCTGCGTGACGCCGGCCTGATCCTGACTGCAAAGCTGTCCAAGGACCCGAAGGACACCACGCTTTCATACACGGTTGTCACCGAAAAAATAGGCGTTTCCCCGTTCGGTGATCCCCTGTCCCCAAATGGGGAAACGTTGTCCCCGGGCGGGGACAACCACCCGTCCCCGTACGGGGACAACCCGTCCCCAAACGGGGAAACATTAAATGAACATATTAAGACACAGGTAGTAGTACAGGCAAATAAGCCGGAGGAAGGTGCCAATAAGCCTTCGCCGCGGCAGGTGATGGATCGCTATAACGCGATCTGCACCAGCCTGAGCCGGTGCATCCGTCTGACCGACAAACGCGCCAAGGCGGTGCGGCAGCTGTTCGCCAAAGGATACACGGCGGAGCAGCTGACCGACGCGTTCGGCCGTGCGCAGGCAAGCAGCTTTTGTACGGGTCGCAATGACCGGGGCTGGCGGGCAGACTTCGACTGGCTCATGAATGAGAACAACCTGGTTAAGGTGCTGGAAGGCAAGTACGGCGGCAGCGCATCGCCTGAGCCGCCCAAGCCGAAGGGAGGCCAGTTTGAGCAATGGTAGTGAAAGCAACACTTGACGCAGAGTACAGCGTGATCGGCTGCCTGCTGGTCGATCCGTCGATCGCGGGCGAGCTGATCAGCCTGACCCGACCAGAGGACTTCACCGTCCCCGAGCTGCGCACGGTTTACAACGCCGCGGTCAAGCTGTTCAGCGCCGGTCGGCCGGTGGATGCGGTAACCATCCGCGGCGTGTGCGGCGCGGAGTATAACGACCTGCTCATGCAGTGCATGGAGATCACGCCGACCTCGTTCGGCTGGCGCACCTACATATCCGCCATGCAGGAGCAGACGCGCGTGACACGGCTGCGGGAACTGGCGGCACAGATGGCGGACGTGCGCACCAGCGCACAGGGGCGCGACCTGCTGGAAAAGGCAGGCGAGATCCTGAGCGAGAAAAGCGCCGCGCAGATCGTGACGATGGAGCAGGCGCTCATGCAGTTCTACACCGAGCAGGGCGAAAAGCGCCGGTTTATCAGCTGGGGCTTCGACAAGTTGGACCGCCGCCTGTACTCGGATTATGGTGACTTTGTGATCATCGCCGGACGGCCTTCCGCAGGCAAAACCGCGCTGGCGCTGCAGATGGCGGCGCTCATGGGACAACACGACAAGGTCGGCTTTTACAGCCTCGAGACCAACACCTCCAAGCTGACCAACCGCCTGGTGGCAAACCGCTGCATCATCGACTTCCGCCGGATCAACCTGCGCGAGATGACCGAGGAGGAATGGAGCCGCGCGGTGAAGTGGAACAAGGAAGTCTCCTCCACGCAGCTTGAGCTGGTGCACGCCTCGGGGTGGAGCGTGCAGGACATCTTGTCCACCGCGCTGTCCCGGCGGCATAAAATCGTGTTCATCGACTACCTGCAGGAACTGCGCGGCCGCGGGCGCGACCGCTTCGAGCAGGTGACCCATATCTCGCTCGATCTGCATGCAATGGCGCAGACGCACGGCATTCTGGTCGTGGCACTCAGCCAGCTGTCCCGCGCCAGTACGAGCCGGGCAGACGCCGCGCCGACGCTCACCGACCTGCGCGAATCCGGACAGATCGAGCAGGACGCGGACGCGGTGCTCGCGCTGTACATCGACCCGGACGAGGACGCGCCGCAGGATGACCGCAAACTGCGCGTGCTCAAGAACAAGGAGGGCACGCTGGGCGAGTTTTCGCTTGCCTTTGACGGCTCGACGCAGACCTTTGCAGAATACATGGACGGGCAGCTCGCCGCCGCCCGGCAGATCAAGAGGATGGAGGTAAAACACAATGAGCAGACAAACGTATCGTGAGCCATCCGGGCGCTGGGGCGTCAAGGGCGTAAACTGGGCCGAAATCCCGGACAGGCTGTATGGCGCGCTGTACAAGCTGATGGACTATGAGGACGTGTGCGACAGCCCGCGCCGGGTGGCGTCCTACATGGACAGCGACCTCGGGCCGGTGCGTTACCAGCTGATCGACGAGGCGCACAACGTATGGCAGTGTCCGGAGTGTGGCCACATCGCGCAGTTTGAGGCGAACGGACCGATCTCAAACGGATGGACCGTGTGCCCGTGCTGTGCGCGCACGATCGCGGACGACTCGGAGACCGTGCTGGACGAGGAGGACGACAATGAACCTGCGTGAAGTTGTGCGCACCCTGCGCTTTGAGCGCCGCCGCGTGCTGGCGATGAGCCGGGTGTGCGACCCGGTATTCGCGAAAGACTATGAGCGTACCGCCCGCGCGCTCGGCATCGCGGCATCGATCGTCGAGAAGTTCGCGGGGATGCACCGGAGAAAGGACAAATGAAATGAATAAGGAAATTCGCATCTGCCTTGAAATCCAAGGCCTTGTCGAGGACGAAAACGGAAAACCATGCCCCGGCGGTTTGTGCGTGACGCTCGTCGAGGATACAGACCCGGAGCCGACGGCTGAGGAATATGCAGAGCTGATGGAGGCGGTAAGCATTGATGCAGTGCTGAAGGCCGCTATGCTTGACGGGCTTTATACCGCCGCAGACTGCCGGCTGATCCCGCCGGAGGAGTATGACCGGAAGTATGGGGAGGACGAGCCATGAAAACCATCAGCATCGTCAACCTGAAAGGCGGCGTCGGCAAGACCTCGACGGCGATCTCGGTTGCGGCGGCGCTGGCCGAGCGCGGCAAGCGTGTTCTGCTGCTGGATGCCGACCACCAGTGCAACCTGTCGCTGCATCTGCGTGCGGACATGGACGCTCCGGACATCTGCACGATCTTGGACGGCGGCGAGCCGTACTATGAGAAGCTGTTGCAGCACACCTATCTGCGCGGCGTGGACATCGTGCCCGGTTCGCTCGACCTGATGGCCTATGATCTGGGCGTGCTCAACGGAAACCCGCAGCGGCGCAGCGCAATCCGCGATTTTGCGGCGGCTCTATCAGAGGATGACGTTTATGATTATTTGCTGGTTGACTGCCCGCCCGCCTTTTCAGCAAGCTGTGCGGCGACCTTGTACGCGGCGGACGAGGTCATCATCCCGACCAGCATCGGGCAGTACGAGGAATGGGGCGTTTCCAACCTGACCCGCCAGATCGACGGTATGCTGTCCGTCAATCCGCAGCTGCATCTCGGCGGGCTGCTGGTCACCATGTGGCACAATGCGCCGCTGGTCGTGCAGGGCGAGGCGCGTATGCGCGAGGCGTTCCCCGGCCGTGTGTTCCGCACTGTGATCCGGCGCACCGACAAGGTCGGGGAGAGCGCCTACTACCGCGAGAGCGTGCTCGATTATTCGCCCACCAGCGCGGCGGCGCGGGATTACCGGAAATTCGTGGATGAGTATTTCGGAGGCGAAGCGCATGGCTAAATCAAAATTTAATCTGGCCGAGAAACTGGGCGCTCCTGTGTCCAACTTGAACACACCCGCCATGCAAATTGTTGAAATCCCACTGGACAAGCTGCTCGACAATGAGGGAAATTTTTTCAAGGTCGAGGACGTGCAGGAGCTGGCGGACGACATCGAAATGCGCGGGCTGGAAAATCCGCTGACCGTATGCGAGGCAGAAAACGGCTATTACCGCATTGTCGCCGGGCACCGCCGCCGCAAGGCGCTGGAGCAGATCGGCAAAACCAGCGCGCCGTGCTTTGTCAAGGCCTATGCGGACGCGGACAGCGAGGAGGTCGCGCTGATCCAGTCCAACCTGACCGCGCGCGAGCTGACCTACTACGAGAAAATGCTCGCCGTGGTGCGGCTGGAGGAAGCGCTGCGCCGGATGAAGGAGAACGGCACGGAGCTGCCCGGCCGCCTGCGCGACCACCTCGCGGAAAAGTCGGGCGAAAGCGCGTCTGCCGTCCACCGCATGACGTACATCTACAAGCACCTGTCGCACGAGCTTCTGGAAGGGCTGCGGCAGGAGAAAATCAACGAGTCGATCGCCTATGAGCTTGCAAGCAGCCCGAAGACGGTGCAGACGGAGTTCGAGCAGCGGCTGGCGCGCGGCGAAGCGTTCCGCGCACAGGATGTGAAAAAGGTGCGGGAGAACCCGCCGGTGGATGATGCGGCGCTGGATGCGTTCCTGTTGGAGCATATCGTGCGCGGCCATGATGCCGAGCTGTACCGTGTGCTGCACGACAACAATGATCCAGCTATTATGCTGGTACACCCGGTAAAGCAGGCGCTGCACTTTTGGGGCGGTTCCGGGCGCTGGGGCGATGATGCTCAATATGATATCGACGGCAAAGAAATCCGTATCAGCAAGCCGTTCCGTGCGGTGCTGTCCTGGTCGCAGATCGTCAGCCGCCTGCGCGATATGGTGCGGGCGGGGAAGATCGTACCCGGCGAGGAGCCGGAACCCACGCCCGAGGAACAGGCCGTGCAGGCGTTCGCCGACGGCATGCAGGAGGCTGTGCAGGATTCGCAGCCCGCAGCACCATCCATCTCGGAAAAGGATTTTAAGATGCTCGACAAGATCATCGCAACGGGCAAGGAGAGCCGGCTGCCATGCGCGGCGTGGTTCACGTCTGATGTCCGGCCGCCGGACGGTGCGCGCATCATTGCGCAGGATAAAGACGGGTATTGCGAGGAGGCGCAATTCCTCGGCGGTGAACTCGATGATTATTCGGTTGTATCATGGGACGAGGTTGCCCGCTGGACACTCCATCCGAACGACGAGGCGTACACCGCGCCAGCGCCGCAGCCCGCGCCGGTCTGGCACCCGTATCCGGCCGAGCGGCCAGACGAGGGGCAGACGGTGCTGGCGCTAAGCCATAGCAAATACAACCGGGACAACTACGCTGCATACATCTTTCGCGCGGGCGGCTGGTATCTCCCGGAGCTGCCGGACTGCCAGATGAGCGTGGACGTGTGCTGGTGGTCGGCAGAGCTGGCACCGGAGGAAAGTGAGGCGCTGAAAGATGAGACCGATTGATGCTGACGCTGTTTGCGAGCGGTGCAGAGCGAGTGGGGCTATATGCACGGGGAAAGATTGCGAGATACCGAATATGCCCACCCTCACCCTGCCGAACGAGTGGGTGAGCGTGGAGGAGAGACTGCCGAGGGAAAAGCAGAGGGTTATCGTACGTTGTGAGCGCGTTGGAACGTCCGTAGGTTGGATTATATGGGGTGACTGGATGACAGATATTGGACCTGATGCGGGCAAAGTCACCCACTGGATGCCCCTGCCCGCACCGCCTGACCGCCGCCCGCCGGAGGGAGAGGAGGACAGTAATGTCTGAGTTTTTACGATGCCGTGACTGTAAGCACGACAAAGGAAAGTGCGTCGGTTCATCCAGGCGGGGCGGTCATAAAAACTGTTTTGAACCGCGAGAGATGACCAACGCAGACCGCATCCGCGCCATGAGTGACGAGGAGCTGGCTGAGCTGTTAATCACCGCTGATTTTTGCGGAGAGTGCGAATATTGCGATAAGGTTGGACTGTGCCGATACTACGAGGCACGCCCTGACGGGGTGTTGAATGATGGGTGCAAACAGGCAGCGATTAGCTGGCTCCGACAGCCATCAGATTAGGCACCTTTGGTTTGACAAACCTGAAAATCTCGGATATTCTATAAAACTATCAAACGGGCGGGAGGCTGCGGCCTCCCTGCACCCGTTTCGGTGTCCGAATTGAACACAGGAGGGCAAATGAAACGACGAAAGACAATCCGCGCGGGGCGGCTGGTATGGGATGTAATCTATACGGTGCCGCGTCCGAATGCCAGCCAGCACGAGCGCAAACGGATCCGCGCGGTGACTGCCGAACAGGTCGCGCAGACCAACTGCAACACCGCCCAGCGTAAGCTGGAGATGCTGATGGCAACGAATTTTGAACCGGATGATCTTGTGTTCACGGCGACATATCGGGACGAAGACCTCCCGGCCAGCCCTGATGTGACACGGCGGCGGCTCACCAAGGTGTTCGCGCAGATCCGTGCGTATCGAAAGGCGCGTGGCCTGCCGGAACTGAAATACATCTATGTGTTGGAGGGGCGGCACGGCGACCACCGGCCGCATGTGCACATCGTCATGAACGCCGTCGGGAATGACCTCGAGCTGGTCAAGTCGCTCTGGATCTGGGGCGATAATGTGGATATGAAGATGATCGGCGACCGCGGCTATGATGTTTGGGCGGGGTATTTTACCAAAGAGCGTCGGGAAACCAGCCTTAACGGAAAGAAGCAGTATGTCGGGTCGCGAAACCTGAAGCGGCCGTCCGTTACCTATGAATGGGTGGACGATGGCGCTATGATTGACCCGCCGCCCGGCGTACAGGTGATAGACGACAGCGGCATAAAGCGGAATGAATATGCATCCTGCCGGTACATCAAGTACATGCTGCCGAAGCCAAAAAACAATAAAAAACTACGCGCACGCACGCGCGTAGTTGCTGACTTGGAATGGCCTGTAACATCCCACACGGGCATGGAGAAAAAGCCAAAACCACCTCGACAAACCCGAAAAACAGCGTATAATAAGAGACAAGGAGTTGCCAATGATTAAGAACGGTTGGTACTGCTGCCCGAAGTGCGGGCGCAAGCTGTTCCCGGTCAGCGACAAGACGCTGATCCGCAATCTGGAATACCAGTGCAAGCACTGCAAAGAAAAATTCAACATCGAAATCGAGCCACGAGCCTTGGAGCCAGGAGCCTAACACGACACGGAATGACCGGTCGACGTTAGGCTCTTTTATTTTTGCCCGGAAGGAGGGCGCAGCATGAAAACCACAGCCGAGATCGCAGACGAGTATGAACGCAATCTCGTCCTGCTGCGCCAGCGGCGCGACGCGCTGAAAGCGCAGGCCAAAGCCGAGCCGGACGCGAAGAAGCGTATCCGACTGTGGCGGCGTGTCGGGATGTTGGATGGCATGATTACCAGCAGCGCCGAAGCGGTGAGCATCATGCGAGGGGAACGGCGTGGCCAGTAAGCCTCTGCGCCCCTGCCTGCACCCGGGCTGCACGGCGCTGGTGCGCGGCGGTTACTGCGAGCAGCACCAGCCGAAGCGCGTGGAGCGGCGCAGCGCAGAGAGCCGGGCGTGGCGTCGGTGGTACAGCCTGCCGGTTTGGACGGACGATTTGCGACCGACGCAGCTGCTGAATGAGCCGTGGTGCCGTGAGTGCGCACGGCACGGCCTGCGGGTACGGGCGACCGACGTTGACCACGTCGTCCCGTTCGAGGGCGACTGGACGCTGTTCACCGATCCAGCCAACCTGCAAAGCCTGTGCCACTCGTGTCACGGCCGCAAAACCGCTGCCGAAAGCCGGGCAAAGGCGCGCTGCAAACGGCGCTGACCGGCTGGACGCTCGGACAGGCGCGGCGCGGACGCACAGTGCGCGAACTCTGGCGGGAAATCCGTGGATTTCCCGGACATCCCCCCACCCGAAAAAAGTTTCGGGGCAGGGGGCGGAAGACCGCAGGCCCCCCTCCGCGCAAGATTTTTTCCCAATGGAAGGAGAAAAGCAAATGGCAAAACAGAAAACGCCCGGCACAGCTGGCCCGGGCGACCTAAGACAGGCAGTAAAATCGGCGTGGTTTATGCCGGAGCAGTTGGAGCACCGCCCCATCTCTGATCTGGTGCCATATGCGCGGAACGCCAGGACGCACAGCGACGCGCAGATCGCGCAGCTCAGGGCGAGCATCCGCGAGTTCGGATTTATCAACCCGGTGCTGATCGACGCGGCCGGAAATATCATCGCGGGGCATGGGCGTGTGCTGGCGGCACAGGCCGAGGGCATGACCGAGGTGCCGTGCGTGCTGGTGGAACACCTGTCGGACGCCCAGCGGCGCGCGTACATCCTGGCAGACAACCGCCTCGCGGAGATGAGCGGCTGGGATTTGGACATGGTCGCGATCGAGCTGGGCGACATCCGGGACGCGGGGCTTGATCTGACGATCACCGGCTTTACCGAGGCAGACCTTGAGCTGGAGCCGCCTGCGGACGAAGGTGCGCCAAATGGAAACACTTTCGAGGATGAGCCTCCCGAGCAGGTGGAACCGCGTACATCTTCTGGGCAGGTGTGGCGACTGGGTGAACATCGGCTGATGTGCGGAGACTGCACGTTGACTGATGACATGCGACAGCTGATGGGGGACGAAAAAGCGAATCTTGTTTTTACTGATCCTCCGTATGGTGTTGGCGTATCAGGCAATGGATCGGCCTTATCTACCAATCATATTCAGGGTGACTTAACGCAGACACTGATCCCATTTGCTTTCGAAATGGCTATACAATTTTCTGTCGAAAAGGCACGCCTGTATTTCTGTGGGGGAAATTCAAACTGGGAAATGTATAATCGCCTTTTTATGCGGTACACACAACATTTAGTTACACCGCTTATATGGGTGAAGAATGGATTTGTAATTCGCCAAAATGGATACCACAACGGCTATGAAGTAGTTTATTTTGGATTCAAGCCGGGAGGCGGCGGGAGCGACTTCTGGTTCAGTGGTCGTACAGAGGAAGAAGCAAGCGACGTATGGAAGATAGCCCGCGACCCAAGTGGGGAATATAGGCATCCCACACAGAAACCAGTGGAAATCCCTGCTCGCGCGATCCGCAACAGCTGTGAACCGCATGGTTTAGTCCTTGATCTCTTTGGCGGCAGTGGCTCAACGCTGATTGCGTGCGAACAGCTGGGGCGGCGTTGTTACATGATGGAGATGGAACCGAAATACTGCGATGTCATCATTGCCCGGTGGGAGAAACTCACCGGACGGAAGGCGGAACTGATCGAGGAGGTGTAAGCGATGCCGGCAAAAATGCCGCTTCCGCGGGAGGCGGACGGGACGGTGGACATCAAGGCCGCGCGCAAGCGCATGAAGGGGCACCGCACCAATGCGGAGATCGAGGAGCGCATCAAGACCGAGATCACGACAGAGATGCCCAAGCGGATTATCCCGCCTGCGTATCTGCCGGAAAGCATGCGGGATGAATTCAAGCGGATCGCCAGGCAGCTCGGCGCGCTACATATCTTCTGCCCGCTGGACTACGACATGCTGGCACGCTACCTGATCGCCCGCGCGGCATGGCTGAAAAGCCAGGCACAGGCGAACCATGCGCTCGCCGCAGGCGACCTGTCCGAAAGCCTCGGCTGGGGCAAGTCGGCAAATATGTATTTCGGACAGTGCCACGCCTGCGCCCAGGCGCTTGGGCTTTCGATCACGAGCCGGTGCCGCCTAGTCATCCCGCAGCCGCCGAAAGACGAGGCGGAAGACGACCCCATGACCAAGATGCTGCGCGAGCGGGCGGAAAGGCGGCGTAAGGCGTGAAGAAAATTATCTGTCCGCTCATGTGTCCGATGCTCAACCAGTACGGCTTTTGTGAAAGCGCGATGCGGCGCGTCGAGCGGGTGCAGGAGTGCCCGCATGATAAGCTGCGGGCGGTGTCCAAATTGAACACGGAGGTAAACCATGATGAACACAATCAGCGAGATGATTCTGGTAAAAGCCAAGAAGGCGTTTACAATTTACAGGCTTTCCGGTGAGGAGCTGGCGGAAGTTTTGGAAGGCATGATTTATGTTGGCGTCCTCAACCGGGAAACCGATGAATACTTCGCCAAAGATGGGCAAGGGAGAGAATTTCTGGTCGGCGAACTCGACAAACACGACGAGTTGAAGCTGGAGCCGGAGTTTGAACTATTCCCGGTATGACAAATTGTGATCCGGCGCTGTGACGGGCGGTTTTGCGCACCGTCCGAGAATTCATGTTTTTGTCCTTTCGGCGGGCAGGCGGGGCACGGAACCCCCGCCCGTCCGTCAGAGCGCCGGAGCGGAGAGGAGGTGCGCCGGATGTTTGACGCCGAACAGGCGTCGTTTGTATGTGATTTTATCGAGTGCCTAACGTGCTCGAACGGCGCGCCATTCAAACTCATGGACTGGCAGCGGGACGCGGTCACCGAGTTCTACGGCCAGCTGGTGCAGGACGAAGCGGACCCCGCGGGGCTGTACATCCGGCGGTATCAGTACCTGTATATCGAGATCGCGAAGAAAAACGGCAAGAGCGAGCTGGCCGCCGCGCTGGGCGTGTACCACCTGTACGCGGACGGCGAGGTAAACGGCGAGGTCTATGTCGTCGCAGCGGACCGCGACAATGCAGGCATCGTGTTCAGCGCCGCCAAATGGATGGTGGAGCACTCGCCCGCACTGAAAAAGCGCAGCCGGATCGTGGACAGTACCAAGACCATCTACGACACGGTGAGCGGCTCCAAAATGAAGGTACTGTCCTCGGAGGCGTACTCGAAGCACGGCTACAAGCCGTCCTGCGTGATCTTCGACGAGCTACACGCCCAGCCGAACCGCGACCTTTGGGACGTTATGACGTTCGGCGCAGGCGATGCGCGTGAGCAGCCGGTGTGGATCGTGCTGACCACGGCGGGCGACGACCCCGACCGCAAGAGCATCGGATGGGAGGTGCACGAGAAGGCGCTTTCCATCCTGCGGTGCCGCGAGGGGCGCGCCCGCGAGGGCGACATGGACGACCCGCGCTGGCTGCCGATCGTCTACGGCCTCGGCCTGATCGAGGACGAGGACGAGCTGAAGAAAATTGACATCTACGACGAGGAGCTGTGGAAGCGCTGCAACCCCTCGATCGGCAAGACCGTGAAGCTGTCCACCATCCGCGCGGAGGCCCAGGAGGCCAAGCGCAGCGAGGCCGCCGAGCGCCTGTTCCGCTGGCTGCGGCTCAACCAGTGGATCGCGACGCACACGGTCGGCTGGATACCGGTGACCATATACGACAAGACGCAGTGGAACCCGGACGGCTGCGAGCACTGGCGCGATGCGGTGAAGCTGCTGCGCGGCAAGAAATGCTTCGGCGGCGGTGACCTGTCCAAGTCCACCGACCTTACTGCATTCACCCTGCTGTTCCCGCCGCAGGACGGGCTGGACAAATGGGTGGCACTGTTCACGGGCTGGATCCCGCTGGACGACATCGAGGCGCGCGAGCGTGCAGACCACGCGCCCTACCGCGACTGGATCCGCGCGGGATTTATCCGCGGGTGTCCGGGTGATGTGATCGACTATGAGGACGTGCTCCAGACCATCGTGCAGGCCGCGGAGGACTACGACCTGCGCATGGTGGGCTTTGACCCGTACCTGTCCGCGACGCTGACGCAGCGCATCACGGCACTGCTCCAGGGCGCGGGCAAGGCGACGCAGGTGGTGGAGATCCCGCAGGGCATCAAATCCATCTCGCCGCCCATGAAGGAAATGGAGACGCTGATCCGTACGCATGAGATGCTGCACGTCCACAACACCGCCGCGCGGCAGTGCTTTGCAAACGTGAGGTGCGATACGGACAGCAACGAGAATATCCACCCCAACAAAAAGCGCAGCCGCGGGCGCATCGACATCACGGTCAGCTGGATCATCGCTTTCGCGACCAGCAAGCTGGAGCCTGCGCCGTCGCTCGCGGACGCGGTCGCGAGTGGTAAGTGGTCATTGTGATAAAGGAGGACGAGTTATGGCAGAGAATAAACCGCAGGCACCGCCTGCACCGGACTACATCGCCGCGCTGGAGGACATCCGCGCGATCACGCAGTGCCGGAACCCCGAACACCGCATGATGACGTGGCGCGAGGCCGTCGAGGTGTGGGAGCAGGAGCACGGCCGCGACGAGCGGGCGCGCGCTGCCTTTTTTGTCCACATCGGGATAGCGACGACCGGTGAATGTATGCTGCTGGATGATATGGAGGACGACGCATGAAAACCATCAGGAAATACCTGCCCGATGCCCTTGCCGCCTGCGGTGCGGTGTGCATCGTGGTGGCGCTGTGGCTGGTGTCGCCGGTCTGGGGGCTGCTGGCCACCGGCGCGGCGCTGATCGGCGGCGCGCTGCTGCTCGCCCGGTTTGGGGGTGACAGTCAGTGATTTTGGAAAAGCTGATGCACCGCGTGAAAAACGAGGGCAGACGCCGCCTGACGCTGGACGACCCCACGGGCTGGAACACCGGCGGAAGCCTGTTCGGCGGCGCGGAGCTGCAAGCGATGAAGCTGCCCGCAGTCAACGCCTGCATTGAGATCATCTCGGACAGCGTGGCGAAAATGCCCATCTACCTGATGGACAGCGCGACGCGCGAGCGACAGGCAGACCACCCGGCGCTGCGCCTGCTGACCAGCCGCCCGACCGAGTGCCTGACGGCTTTTGACTACCACAAGCTGATGGAGAGCCGCCGCATTGCCTACGGCAACGCCTACGCGCTGATCTGGCGCGACCGCTGGGGCGTGCCGGTCGAGCTGATCCCGATTGCGCCGGGCTACATGCAGCCCTATCTGGACGACAACGGGCGGCTGTGGTACGTCGGCACCAATCCCCGCACGGGCGAGTACCGCAAGTTCTGGCCGACCGACATCCTGCACTACAAGGCGTTTTCGACCGACGGGCTGGAGGGTGTGAGCTATCTCCGGCGCGGCGCGGAGACTATCGAAGCCGCACTGCAGGCGCAGAAGTACGAGGTCGGCTTCTACAAGAACGGCGCGAAGCTGACCGGCATCCTGTACACGGAAACCGACCTGACCAGCAAGCCGGAGATCGCGCAGCCGGACGGCACGAAAATCTCCATCAAGGACGCGATCCGGCGCGAGTGGGAACACCTGTACACGGGCGCGGACAATGCCTACCGCACGGCGGTACTGGATTACGGCCTGAAATACACGCCCATCACGACCTCCAACCGGGACGCGCAGTTCATCGAGAGCAAGGCGGCCAGCATTGAGGACGTGGGGCGGCTGTTCAATATCCCGCTGTACAAGCTGGGCGTGGGCAAGCAGACCTACGCCAGCAACGTGCAGGCGGCGATCGAATACATGCAGCGGACGCTTTCCCCGATCGTGTCCGAGCACGAGCAGGAGGACACCTACAAACTGCTGCTGGAGAGCGAGCAGCGGAGCGGACTCCAGCTGCGCCGCAACATGATGGGCGAACTGCGCGGCGACTGGGCGAGCCGGTCCGCGTGGTTCAAGAATATGAACGAGATCGGCGTGTACTCGGTGAACGACATCTGCGAGCTGGAGGACCGACCGGACGTGCCGGGCGGCGATCGCCGCAAGGCGTCGCTCAACTATGTACCGCTTGATCTGTGGGCGGAGCTGTCGGTGCAACGCGCCAATAAAGATGGAGGAAACCAAGGGGGTGAAAACAACAGATGAGATACAACCTGAAAGGCACGATCTGCGCGGATGAGGACGCGCCGATCTACCGCTGGTTCGGCCTCGCGGCCGCGTGCCCGGCGGACATCCGTCAGGCGCTGGCGGACAACCCCGCGGGCGAGGAATTCGTGCTCGAGATC